TGTCTTGGATAAATTCTTCAAAAGATTTATTTGGATGTTCATTATCAAGTTTTTTTCGTTCTTCTTGATTTAACATTAAATCTCTTGCCTGTGTTCTGTACATATTTCTAAGTTCAAAAGCTTCCCTTGCTTGATTTTCTAAAGGTTTTAATTTATCTATGATATTTATTATATTACTATCTTTGTTTTTATACCATTTTCTGACTTCTAAATCTGGAAGTGAATACTTCAATGCTGAAATATCTTTAAATTCTGCTTTATAGAACTTAGATTCAGGAATCCTAAACGAATCATTTCCTATTACTTTTTCATGATTTTCTAATTTAATTATATCAGAGCTATTTGATTTTACAAGTGAATCATAATATCTTTTAGTTTTTGTTTTGCTAATATTACTCGTGTTTGAAATCACTTGTATTCGATTATCTTTAGCTTTAATTCCAACCATTCTACTAAATTGATGGTATTCTGCTATTTGCTGTTTTAGTTTGCTCGACAATGCTTTTGTATTGCCTTGTAATGCATTCATCGCTTCAATTTCTCTTCTGGTTGCGCGGATATTTCGCTCCATTATCCGTTGCTTTTGCGTTGCATGATAATAATCATACTCTTTTCCATTGTATATAGATGGTGCTGGTTCTTTTTCCCATGTTGTAGGTTCACTTGTTCCTTCGAAAAATGGGAAAAATGTATGCCTACAGTTTGCACCGCACAAACCTTCTACAGTTCCATATCCACAAATAGAAAAATCAGGGTATCTTTTACTTTTTCCACTTCTTGAATAGATCTTTCCTTGCCACAAGGCATGTTCTGGTCTTGCTCCCCAATGTTCTGATACCTCAACTAAATCTTCGGACATATCATCACAGTGCTTTTCAACCATTTTGGCGGATAGTTGTGATGTTGCAGTTCTTACACACATTCTTGCAGCCGAATCAATTTGATAACTTCTTCCAGACGAATAATCGACTGTTCGAAATCCACTTTGTGCCATTTCTCTGACAGCGTCATTCACGCACTGGTCGAACGAAAAAGCACCACTGGTAAGTTTTATCAACGACTTATCTAAGATGTTTGTATAGGCATTATTTGCACTCGCAAAGCCTGTTGAAAATTGAAATCCTGTTGTCTTAGTCAGATTTTTTAAGGTTCCAGATGTATGGTCTTGCATACCCTTAACTAAGTGTGTAAAAGCACTATCTTTTGTAAGCTTCTTTCCTGCTTGCCCCCACATTGACAAATCCGTGTTATATGACATGTCTCCTGCATTGGCCATTATTTCATCGCCGTTGTCTTTTGCTTCTTTTTCTACACGTTTAATCTCTTCTGAAACCATTTTTTTGTACTCAAGAGTGTTATTTGCGACAAAATCTTGATATTTCTTATCTGCCCTAAGTGTTTTCATTACCTCTACTCGTATTTTATCAGCAGAGTATCCTTTGCGAACCATGGATTGCACCATCAGCTCTGCTGTTTCGGTATATCTTCCAGTCTTTTTCACTCGTCTGGCGATATCGCCGATTATATTTTGCTCTAACTCCTGATAAAGAGGAACAATCTTGTCACCAAGAGCTTCAATTTGTTCTTCTGAAAGCATTTATAAACCTCACTAATCTGTTGTTTCTGCTTCGGGTTCAGTTGCCTTTGTGTTGTATATCTTTATGGCTTCTTCTTTGCTTAGATTCATTCGTTCCATGATATATCTAATTGTAAATTCTGGTATATCAGCAAACGAGACTGCGTCTGCTCGCATTGATTCAATCATAGTGTTCTTATCTTCGATGTAACTATCATCAAAATCAATGCAAATTTCTGCATCTAGGTTGAGACTGGTGCCATTAAATGTATTCGAAAACCACATAGCCGCCTTTACAATATGACTGATATAATCAATGCTTTCTTTTCTCTGTTTGTTAAGTTCTTGCATTGCGTCCTGACGTTCTCCTACATACTGTGTTGCTGTCTGGATCTGGCCATTGTCGAAGGTATACTTTTTACTACCAAATCCAAACATCATTGAAAATAAAGATAAGCATAGTTCAAATGTTGCCGTAATAGCGTCAATTCGAATCTCTGGATTGTATTCTTTAATCATTGCGTCAACTCCTGGTAATGCCTTGCCAAGAAATACAAATAGCTTTTTAGCTTGCTTATTTATCTTTGGTTTTCCAGAATCGTCATGATCGCACAAGATGTCATTTGCGAATACGATTTTCTCAGCTTTATCTAAATCTCCCATCAATACAGCATTGCATAGATCTAACTTTTTAAGCGTTGGAATAGCGCCATAAACTTTAGGATATCCAAAACCCTGCATGTCTTTAATGTTATTTACTTTTGCAGTTCTCATTACTTCAAATGGCTTTACATCGGCGAGCTGGATCCAGTTGTAATTTATTTGATTACTATTTTTATCAAATACAAATGTCTCTGCTTTATAAAAACCTGCATCATCCAACGTAAAAACAACAAGCGTGGTCTGTTTATCTCCATTTATATAATCTATTCCGTAAAAGGCTGCTTCTAATATTTCTTCGTTCACGATTTTCAGTGGAATATAGTTTTCCGCATTCACGTAAGTAAGTTTAATTTCTCCACCTTTTACTTTTACATTCCCTGTTTCATCTTGAATATAATCTGCATTGTCAATTCGGATGTAGCAACCTGCTGTTCCAGTTGCCGACATTCTTTCTAATTGCTTTCGATACATTATGTTAAATTGATTATCTGCTAGTATCTTATTTGTTTGCTCTGTGGTCGTTTCATCTCCGACCGTAATATTTATCACTTCGCATAAGTTTGCATCGTCCTCACACCCTTTTTTTGCAAAATTCATTCTGTCAATTTCATATGCCTGTCCGTTTATCCCTGTTCTTTTGTGAAAGTCTGCAATCTCTTCATTTCTATACCATTCAACACTACTTTCTATGTAGCTGTATGGTACGTTATTTATGTTATATCCTTTTGTTAACAAAATATCATTTGCGCACTGCTCCATACTTTTCTCCCTTCTAATAATCCAATTCAATGTATTTTGTGTAAGTAAGCCATGAATAACAAAAGGCATCATACCAGTCGTTTATATTTTCCAGATTCTTATCCTCTGGAATATCCGGCTTCTTTTCATCCCACTTCAATTTTCTAAGTGCATTTGTTACATTCACGCACTTTTTATTTATCTTTAATCTTCCTGTTGTAAGTAGCAAATCTATAGTTCTAGGTCTTAAATTGACCTCATTTTTATTTACTCCGACAATTACGTCCTCTGGCAGTCCTGCTTTCCTTGCTGCAGACCTTAACGAATTTATCATTGTCGTACTTGCACTGTCGCAAAATACCCAGTCAATATATCCGTATTTTTCAATGCAGTATTTGTAAAACTTGATAAATGCTTTACAGATGTTATCGGAATCAATATCTTTCGTTATTGGAAGCCCTGATTCCTCTAACGTCCAAAGATTTCTATATTCCCAAAAACCAGTACAGACAAATGTTGTAGCAGATCCATTTCCGCCAAAATCAACACCAATCGTTTTAAGAGAGAATTCTCTCCCAATGTTAAACTTTCCCTTGGAACCTTTAATAAGTTTAGAATCATCAAAAGAATACTTACCTGGACTTTCAGCAAAATATCGAAATATAATGCCTTCTGCTACAGTTCGAAGTCCTTTTATATCTCTTTCGTACCAAACAGTGCCTTTCTGGTACGTTTTTAACAATCCTCGTATTTTGTCATCCGAAAGGCTCATATTATCAGCCAGTGTGAAGTGTCCATAGTTATAACCATAAGATAAATCTTTCATTTGCTGTTTTTCGTGAAAATCAATTACATCAGTATAATATTTGTCTCCTGGTTCCTTTGGGTTTAAATCATGAAATACTTTTCTATCTGAGGATGAAAGCGTTCTATCAAAAACTTCTTTTATGAATTTAGAATGGCATTCGTTCGCTTCTGTTACGTAAGCCATGCCATAAGTGTTACCTTTTATTGCTTTTTCGTCTCCATCTTTTCCACCGCCAGAAATTAGAATTATCTTTTCGCCATTCTTGGTTTTAACATAGAGGCAGTCTCTATCTTTGAACTTTCCCTCTCTGCATCTTCCTTCGAAATAATTGAGCATTCCGTATCCGTCACATTCCAGAACATTCAATTTTGCAGTTGCAGAAGAATAGCCGGCAACGAGAAACATCTTATCTTTGTGTTCTTCAATGCAAATACAAAAAGCCAATGTATTTAAAACGTTCTTTGCTCCTCTTTTACCACCTTCTGCCACATTGAACCAAGATTTAAAGCAGCGATTTAAATACTCAACTTGACGGTTGCACAAAGGCGCTAAGTTATTCATCAGGTTCACCTTCCAAATCATCTATGTTTCTATCTTCAACAGGCTTTCGAATAAGTTCTGCAAGAGTTTCCATGTTTTTAAAGATTTCTTCGCTTGAATTACTACTTCCTTTTGACTTTAATTTAAGTAAATCAATTTCTGCTTTTTGTTTTTCTGTTGCTAAATCCATGTGATCCGCAACCCATTGCAAAGCTTTCATCCGATCTGCAAGTTTTACCCTAACCCCATCTTTACCCTGTGAAACCTCTGATATTAAAGTTCCATCTACTTCTGAACTTTCATTAATATCAACATATGAAACATTTGCTGTGTGTTCATTACCTGCTTTGTCAGCATATTCTATTTCCTTTTGACCGAATGTTGTGTAGTCAGACATATCAGCATATGCAATGTCAACATACTTTTGAAATATATCCTCTTGTGTTAATAGTGCTTTCGAGTATCGTTGTTCTTTCAACCTTGTTATTTCTGCTCTCACATTAACGTTTCTTAACATGTTGCTACCCAGTGTCATAGCTGATAAGTAAGCCACTCCATATGCCTTCTGATAGCTTTTAGTAGCATTGAATGAATTGCTGTAGTACAAACAAAAAAGTTGCTGTTTATCTGTTAGTTCAGTATTGTTAATGACTTGGTTTATTTCTTCTGGAATTTGAGTTTTACTTTCTGAAACGTTGCGTTTCGTTTCACTTTTCTTTTGAAACGTTTCACTTTTATTTGAATCCCAGTCATATCTATTTTTCCATGTACGAATTGTTGCAGCTGATAACCCTAGTTGACTTGCAATCTCAACTAGTTTCATTCCGCTCTTATACAGTTCATATGCTTTATCTATGTTTGGACTTCTTGCCATTTATCAAATTATCCTTTCTTATGCTCCGAACATAAGTCCGAATGATTTA